AAAGAGGGATTTTTAGGTCTCTCTTTTTATTTTTGAATTTTGTAATTTGTCCTCAAAAAACAAAAAAATACCTCTCGACTTTCATAGAGAGGTAAAAGAGCCAACACTAGCTCAACCATAAGACAATAATAGATAAATCATTATTTGAACTCGAATGAGTTAGATTCAAAATTTACATTCTCTCAAATAATAAAATACCGTATTTATGCTAAATTCATAATACTGTTAATTTTTAATTTTGTCAACAAAAAATACCCCCTAATTAAAGGGGGTGTAATAGCATCTTTATTAAGTTATTTTAATCTATCATCCTGATAGTTCCATCTTCTTTTATTTCCATCTTCTTATTGGTTTGCATTTCTCCGTCCTTGTTGAACATATACCAATAGTCGCCGATTTTACGATACTCTTCTGAAACCATATCTCCATTACCATGATTTAGGTAATACCATCTACCTTGATATTCTACCCAACCAGTCGCCATTTCTCCATTTTCATGGAAATAATACCAATGGTTATTGATATATCGCCATGATTTACTTGCCATATATCCTCCGTTATCTAACCAATACCAACGATTAGTAGTTTCGTCATGATACCATTGATTTTCTAATGCATATCCATTTTGATTAAATTTAAACCATGATCCATTAATCATTTTCCAACAATCTTTATAGTAGTCTCCATTTCCTAAATCGTACCACCAACCAGTGTCATTCTTAATCCAGCCGTTTTCTGAATACGCTGGACGGATAAATCCAACCAAACAACTATCATCACGAGTTCTAATTCTAGCATAACCACCTACACCGACTGCTGCTCCATCCACATTTTGCTCAACAGAAGTAACATATCGACCATTAACTGATATTGCAATGCCAATGTGTCCGTATTTATCCCAACTACCCCATTTCCAAATAGGAAGGTCTCCAGGTTGAATTTCTCCACTTGAATAGTGCTTCCAACCACTTGGAATAGCGTTTGATAAGTAGTCAATAGCGTTTCCATGCGGAGTCATTCCTCCAAACACTTGACAATACTTCATTGCTAAATCAACACATTGAGCACCATAAGCACCATCAACATCTATCCATTTATTCTCTTGAGCCTTTGCCCAATTAATCATTTCTAATTGTGTTGCCATAATTAATTACCTCCCGGATAACGTTGTTCGTTATCATTTTTAGGTTTCTCTTCTTCTTTCGAGAAACCTTTATAAACTTGATGTACTCCAGTAGCACTAAGTCCACTGACTATACCAATTATTAAATTTAACCCACTAAAACCATTTAATATCGTCATTAAAATAGCACCTATCAATCCTAATGCTAACGGAATGTAATTGTTAGGTAACTTAGGTACGCTTGATTTTAACGTGTTTCCTATTAACCAACATATCCCAACTACTGCTGGACTTATAAATTGTTGTAACTCTGTCATATTATTTGCCCCCTTTATTTTTACTTAGTAAATCTATAATATCTTTCAATGTTTCTATGTCCACTCCCATTTTACCTAAGTTTTCAGCAATACTTTTTAACTCCATTACTAAATATCCGATATATAGGGTGTATACTAACGCTACTCCCGCTCCTGCTGGTATTAATACTGATAACGGAATGAAAAATAACATAATTGAAATACTAGCCAATTTCCTCAAAATACCATTAATTCCAACTTTCGAGTTGAAGGTAATATTAGAGTTGACTTTTGCAGCTATTGTTCCAGTTAGAAAATCAATAATCATTGCCGATACTATTATAGTAAGTATGAAAAGTATCTTGCCATCTTCCGTTTCCATAAAATGTCTTAACCATTCAAACAAATTCATTGTCCTCGCTTCCTTCAATAATTAAAAGAGCAAGATTATTCTTGCCCTTTTTTCTCTTCCGCTTCTTTTAAAATTCTATTGACTTCTTGCTGCACTACTTCTCTAAGATTGCCGATATTAGGTACATCTTCAATCGTACGTCCACCGCCGATTATTCTTTCTACATGAAGTCTAACTAAAAAATCAGTAGGTTTAAATCTTAATCTACTTGGTCTCATTACTCTCAATACCCCCTTCGCTGTGTGATACCCCATCGCTATTGTGTTCAGTATTTCCATTTTCTTCTCCTCCTTCTTCTTCCTCAAACATTTCTTCTACAGCTTTCATAACTGCTTGAAATACTCCTGCCATTGCATCATTTAATTGTGCTTTTGTGATATAACGTCCTGCTTCATCTTCTAAATCTTCTTTTTTGTCTGTTTCTTCCCTTGTTAAAATTATTTCTTTGTACTTAGTAGGCTCTTCTGTAGGTTTCCATACTTCAACTGATGTATGCTCTTCTAAAACTTCAAATAGTCGATTATCGTATTTGAATTTATCTCCTACAGAATAATCAACCCCTACTTCGTAAGAGTCAAAAGCATCAACAATAATATCTCTATTATCATTTATAGTTTTAGCATCCAGTACATCTAACAGCAAGGTCATAAGCAACTTATCATTACCTTTGTTAACCTTATTAACTAATTTATGTAGTGCTTTTTCCCTTGCTTTATGATCTACATTACCATTTCCTAAAATAATCATTTGACGAGTTAAATTAGCATATTCTGTGATTAATGCCGGTGTAGAGTCGCCCTCGTACATTTGAATTGCTAATTGACGTTTTATTTCCTCTAATATTTCATTATCCGAAACAGTAGCAAATTTGCCTGGTAAATCAGCACCACCAGTTAAAAATACACTACCTTTTCTCAACGAGAAATTAACAGATACACTTTTATATCCACCGGCTTCCGGTATTGCTGTTCTGTCAATGAGTTCTAATGCCATTATTTTTCCTCCTTAGATTTTAACTCCTCTACCAACTCTTTTAGTTCTTTGTTAGAGTCAATCAATTCTTTTAACCCTTTTAGTTCTTCCACCTCTTCATTAAGTTGTTGATAAGCTACTTTGTAATGAGCAAGTTCAACTGTTTTCTCGCTTAATTCTTGAGCTATTAAATGTATTGGTTGTACCTCGTTATGCTGCATATAATTTTTCCTCCATCTGTTTAATTCTTTTTTCTAACTTGATTATTTTTTTATCTTTTTCTAAATCACGATAATATAGTTCTTGAGTAGCTTTCAGATTAAAAGTTAACAAATTAAAATGGTCTAACGTCATATACTCGCCGACCATCTTCACAAAATTCTTATCTATCTTTTCCACATCTTGAGCAATCAATCCTATTTCTGTATGAGGTTTAATTCCAAAATTTTCTCTTTCTTCCCAGTCGAAACTCTTGAATGAAAATAATTTTAATTTAGCAAGAGCATTAGCTTCTGAATTAACAATATCAGTTTTCAACCTAATATCAGAAGTAGTATTAAAGTGAGCTTTTATTATCTCCCAAAGACTATATTTAGTGTTGGCATAAGTATAAAATATATCATTTGCAGAACTATCAAATAGCAAAGCTACATTTCTATTCCAAACTCCTATAGATGTACTACCATCTGAGTAGTTAACGAATTTTAAGTTGTTAACTCCTTTTGTGTTGATATAACCTTTAACTGTTAAAAGGTACGCGTCTGTATCTACAGGGGTATAGCCTCCAACTGTGAAATCACTATCTTGATAAATAAACATTCCATAAGGTACATCTTTACCTCTATCATTTCCTCCTACTATTTGAATACCTATACCGTCTTTACTTGTATAGTTGTGAGGAGAATTAATTTGAAGTCCTCCACTTTGTGTAGGTTGCATATATCCGTACTCACCTAATGTAATTCTGCTTTGTCCAGTAATTTCAGCACCTATTATAGTCTTACCTCTAAGAGTTTCTGTATCTATCTGAGTAGAAGTTACCTTAACTGTTTGTAATTGATTAATAAATGCTCTTTTAGCAAACAATTCTGTAATAAAAGCACTATTAGCCAAAAATTTAGTAATCATAGCATTATCAACATCTAAATTTTTTGCTTTAACCGCATTAGCTGCAAGTATTTCAGTTGTAATGCTTCCAGCTTTGTGATGTCCAGTTTCTAAAGTGTTAGCTTTGATTTTTCTACCTTCAAGCGTTCCATCTACAACCATATTTCCCGTTACTCTAATAAGTGGACTTATTAAGTCAATGCTATCCGGTTGCACTTTCATAATACTAGCAATAGTTCTTCCATCAATCGTATTCCCGCTTCCTAATGTTATCCCATTAGAGGTAACAGAAACATCTGTTTTTTTTAAGACTTTATTATCAAGTTCACTTATAGCAACATTAACCTTACCAGCTAACGTTGTTAATTGAGTTTTAATATTTTCATTATAAAAATCTAGGATAGCACCAGTATTATTAAGTTTAATTTTACCCCAAAGCTCACTAGTTTGGTCTCGCATCTGAATATCTAAATCTCTTAATTGTTTAAATATCCCACTTAAAGAATTGACTTTCCGCTCCGGAGCGATGTAAAACGTCGCTTCGTTCCCTTGTTCTAACTGAATACGATTTAATCTAGTATCTCCAACACATCCCATGTGGTGTATTTTGATTTTTTCTGTAGGAAGTTTAGGGATAAATGTAAATTGATATTTACCATTTTTAAAAAGTGCTTCGTGTTTTCTATTTTGAATTTCTATATCCATAAACTACCCCCTTCCCCAAATTTCAAGTTTATCAATCATTCCTTCCGGTATCCTATCAAAATCAGCTTCCGTAGGAGTGAATTTAAAACCTCCCCACTCACCTCTCTCTTCATTTCCTTTTCCGCCTTCTAAAGATTGAAAGTTAGTTACTTCAACGTTTCCTATAACCATTTTCGTAATATTTTTTATTTCTATATCTTCTTCGTAAGAGCATAACAAATAAACCTCTGTTAAATGTTTTATTGAATATACATTATTCTTCGATAATAATAATAATATTATGTTCTCCCAAACTAATTTATCTCCAATAAATCTTTGAATAACTTTTTTGTCACCCACCATTATTTTTAATCTATCCATAACAGCACCTACTTAAATACATCATATATCGTATAAGGGTCTTTAACCGGTATTGCTTTGTATTGAGCTTCTGTGCCAGCCCAATATTTCATAGGTTGTTTATTTTGTTGATTAATTATGTTTTGCCCAGCACTCCCGTTAGTGCCATCTCTACCGGGTTGCCCTCGCTCCCCTTGTTGTCCTTTTTCCCCTCTATCTCCTTTGTCTCCTTTGAGATATTTTAGATTAGTAAATCTACTTCTACCATCTCCAACCTTTAAATATCCTGTGTCGCTCTCTACACCTATTTCTCCATCTAGGAGGATAAGAGAACTACTTCGCCACTCGTTAGCTGTCATTCTTTTATGTTGCACCCTTAAAGGTATTTTTTCTACCGCCATCTAATTACCTCCATCTAATATATATTGTGGTTGTTCACTCCATTCACCATGCCACTCCCTCGACCAACTTTCTGGAAGGTTAGGAAGTTCTTCTGCATCTCCAACTTCTTTAAACGATATATTTATATTTAAAGTATTTTGTTTCGTTATAGTTACAATATTGTTTATAGTACTATACCAATCACTCAATATAAGATTGCTATAACTAGAACTATAAACATGAAGTAAGTCCACTTCTTTTGTTCCTTTTTCTAACACTTTATCCACTCTAGGGTATAAGTTATTTGTAGAAATTAAACTGATTTTCGCAGCAAAAGGTAAAGGTTTATTAAATACTACTTTTACATCGGTAAAATCGTGAGTTCTACACTCCGCTTCCCAACTTATAGTATATTCTTTTCCTACTTCAAAACCATCTCCATTATGAGATAACTCTATATAAGCTGTTCCTAATGGTATTTCTCGCTCGGTAGCACCTTCTAATCTGTTCTTGTTATAAGTAACACTATCATCAGTTCCTACCATTTTAACTGTGGTTTCAGCTATTTGTTTAGTCTCTTCAATTTTTTTTCTAAGTTCATCTAAATTACCACCATCAAAGCTGGATAATTTGCTGTTGAACTCTTTTATAGTTGAGTTGACTTCTGTTTTGAAAGTATTTATATTGTTGTCTATACTTGTAGCGACTTCCCCTGCATACTGTTCAGCTTTTATTTCCGCTTCTTCAAGTCCAGTATTAAATTCATCTCTAAATTCTTCAGTTTCAAGGCGGTAAAGTTCATCGTATGCTTCTAACTCTTTTTGGACGTAAATTTCAAAATTACTGTCTAATATACCATATTTTCTTTCGATGTTAGCGTTGGTATCTGATATTTTAGAATTTAAACTACCTATAGCACTTTTGATAGGACTTCTATTTAAAACTCCAAACTCTACAGAGATGTATTTATCATGCAAAGCATCATACTCAAGTTTGCAACAATTAACAATCTTATTAGTATTGATAGATGTAAAAACAACCATCGCTTTATCATTAATATCTATATCGTAATTATCAGTTACAGGTTTAAAACTAAAATTCTTAACAGGTAAATCTCTAGGATCTTCTTCTGTAAATAAATTAGCATTACACCAAGCTATTAACGTTTCTTCACTATTTACTTCGCTACTACTGAAATTAAGACTAGCTTCATAAGGTCTTGCGTACTCACTTATCAGAGGGCTAGTAAATACTGTTCTAAAGATTAATTCCTCTTTATTTTGTTTCTTATTTACCCTTTGTTGTTCACGCTCTTTAAACTTACGCTCTCTCTCTAATCTTCTAGCTTCATTATTAGCTCTTATTCTAGCTTCGTTTTCTTGTTGCTTCCTCAAATGTTCAGCATGTATTTCATCTTGAGTTCTTCTAGGTCTGTTTTTGCTTTCTTGATATTCTCTTTCTCTTTGCTGTCTTTTTCTTTCTCGTTCTTCCGCTTGCCTTTGTTCACGTTCTTGTATTCTTCGTTGACTAGCTTCAAACAATTCTTTTCTTTTCTCAGCTTTAAGTCTTTCTCGCTCTGCTTTACCTTCTTCTGAATTATCCGGAGAATATTTACAAGTAATATGTAACTTAGTAACAATATTTTTAAAATCCGTTGTTTCTTGTAACTCTGTGATATTCTTGTTCTCATGGAAAAGAATTTCCGTATTTTTACTAGGTCTATTCTCAACAAGTTTAACTTTGAAATTATCGTAAACCAACTCACAATCAAAAGTTTTTAAAATACCTTTTTCTCCAAATATTAAATCGTATAAAGTGGTATCGTCACACTCAACAATACCACTCTTATTAAAATCACAAGTAAAGGCGAACTCATTATCTCCTTTAGTTCTGATTATCCTATTTAGGTGTCCGCAAATACTTCTTAAATCGTTATATCTTGAAAAATCATTAAAAGACTCTCCGCTTCTATCTGCTTCATCTACAAAAGGGATAACTATATTTTTACAATCAAAAAAGACGTGTTCACAAAACACATCTTTAAATCTGTCTTTAACTATTATCTCTTTAACCCTATAATTCTGTTTAAATACCTTAGTTCTAACTCCTACAAGTTCATCAATACTTATTTTTTCGTCTATAGGTAATTTAAAGGTAAGAGTGTCTTGATAATCACTAGTTTTGATAAGTCTAACTTCCCAAGCTGTAACTAAACTTTTTTCAGTATCTAATCTAATTATCAATCTATCCACCTCCAATTAACTTTCATTTCAAGACTATCCCCGCTAATAAGTTGTATTCTGTTACCTCCAGTTTCTAGTATAGGGAAATTTCCGTTATACTCACTTGTAACATTTTTAGAAATTCCACTTAAATCTGTGATATTTTGTTCTTTATTTTTACAATTAACTATATATCCACCTTGTGCATTTCTTAAAGTATGAACTGTGCCATTAACGGAAAATATAAGGTTTCCGTTTCCTCTTATAGTATATACAGGCTCTGCATAAACATCTCCCTCGTTGTATATAGTATTAAATAAACCTTTTTGAAAAGTAAATACTTTTTTAGAAGTGCTGTATTTAAAAGCATTAAAATATACGGGAATAGCGAGTTTAGAATACCCTTCTGAATAATAAGTAGTCTTAACCTCGCCATCAATATAATACTCACGATATACGTTCTCTTCTTTCGGAAGAGATAATCTATTACCTTCTCTTAAAGCTCTAAGAAATTGTTTTCGTTTACTGTCTCTTATAAGAATTTCTATCGTGGTATTATACCCTTGATAAGTATTAGGTCTATATGTATAACTATCATTAAAACTAAAACTTTCACTCTTAATTATCTTTTCAGTAGCACTTCTATAATCATCAAAATTTAAGATACCAAAGTTAAGTTTATAATCTTTGGTATTCAACAGAAGTGTCTCGTTTTTCCAAATTATCATACTAAACCTAACCTCCTATCTATAACTTCATGTCTTTTATATGTAGCATTACCAACTTTATCTCCGTCAAGGTAAATGTCAGAACGTAATTCTAAATCATTTATTTTACTTATTAGAGTATTTAAAGTTTCTACTACAATGTTGTTTTGTGATACTGTATGTTGAATAGCATAATCATTAACAGAAGAGAAATTAGCAATACTACCTAATTTATCAGAGAAATTAAAATCTTTAGCAACCTTAACCCCTTTAGTCATAGTACCTTTAATACTTCTAAATAATGTATCTGCATTGCCAACAACCCCTTCGGCAATACCCGGAGCTATCCAATGCCCGACTTCACGTTTGAATACACGAGATGGAGAGTTGATACCTAACGCTGCTTTTGCGGCTTGCCACGCTTGACTCGCTAGATTTCTTAATGTACTGAATAATGTGTTACTTTGACTATTTGCACCATTTGCCATACCTATAGTCATCGCTGCACCTACACCAGCAAAACCAACACTTCCAGCTCCATCTTTCCCATAGTTCGCTGTTTGTTGTGCCGCATCCCAAACATTTCTGTCAGCCGATTTAATACCACGTCCTAACTGTTCAGATTTTTCACGTCCAGCAGGAGCTAAGTCAGTATTTATAACTTTATCAACAATTCCTTTTGTAGTATCAGCTATACTTGTATCAACACTCGGTTTCCCGTTATTTACCCCTTTTCCTAACGCATTCATAATACTCACACCGCTAGGGAATAAATTCACACCACCTATGGTATCAATTAACTGTTGTGCTACTGTATCTATTTCAGTCTTGACTCCCGGTTTACCACCATTAATACCGCTTTGAAGTTGTCGCATCATTTCAAAAGCACTTTCGTTTGATTTACCACCTAATATAGTTTTCATATCATCTATGCTAAAACCTACAGCTTCAAGTGCTTTCTTTACTTTTTCTTGCATTTGAGTATCCATGCCATCGTAGGCTTCAATCATAGCTTTTACTGTTGCTTTTTCTTCCGCTGTAAGCTCTCTACCTTTTTCTTTAGCGGTTTTTATACTGTTTGCCCATCGACCAATTTCATCTTGGTTCATATTTTCAAAAACAGCTTTTAACTCTTCTTTATGTTTTTGTTGTTGTTGATAATATCGTGCATTTTCTTGTTCCATCGCTAAAGCAGCACCTTGAGCATCTTGGACTCCAGCTTCTCGAATTTTTTCTAACTCTTCTTGGTGTCTCTTTTCGTTACTTTGTGCTCTATCATTAATTTCAGCAGTTTTTCTAAAGAAGTCATCCATCAATTTACTGTGTTGTAAATTTCTTCGTTCTAACGCTTGTGTTCCTTCATCGTACACACTTTTAGCAGTTCTTAACATCTCTTTATATTCTTGAGTTATTTGCTCGTTAGATTTTCTTAATTCTGGAGGTAACTTAGCATTTTCAGCTACCATCCTAACATAATAATCACTAGCGTTTTTTTGTGCTTCATCGTAAGTTGTGTTTAAATCTTTAGTAAGTTTATTCTTCATAGCAAGATATTGCTCATCCGTTAAACTATCATTCTTAACAAACTCTTTAACCGCAGTATTTAAGTCTCCTAGTCTTTGATTGACTATTGTAACTTGTTCTTTGTATAAAGCAGCACGCTTGTTATTATAATCTTTCAAACGTTGTAAGTCTGTTTGACTTATACCATCTCTATCATCTGAATACTTTCTTAAAATATCACTTATTTCAGCTTGTATATTTTGTATTTCTCCCGGTATTTCCTTCATGCGATTAGCTACTTTATCACTTGATCCATATAGAGTTTCAAAATATCCTTGACTTTCAGATATTTCTTTTTCAGCAGTTCTAACTCCAGCAGCAATTTTTTCAAAACTATTTGCTATACCTTCGTTAGCTTCTTTGATTTTATCTTTTGCTTTAGCTGCTTCATTAGTAGAGCTAAAGTATCTTTGTAAAGCAACTGTTAAAGCTATAGTTCCACTAATTGCCAACCCTATAGGTGTAGCGAACGCTAGTTTTAAGAATGTTGCAAATCTTTGGAATTGTGTAATAGCTCCGCCAATCGCCCATGTTAAAGGTGGTATTACGGCTGTTATACCAACTAAAGAAGTAACAAAAATCTTCGTTCCATCGGTCGCATTACCTAATGAAGTTACCATTTTAGTAGCTCCGTCAATAACCGATTTAAGAGCTGGAGCAAGAGATTTTCCTACCTCATAAGAAGTATTACTCACACTAGCTTTAAATCTGTCAAACGCTCCACCTACTCCGCTTGTAAGTTGGTCTGCCATTTCTTTAGTAGCACCTTTAGAGTTCTTAATAGAATTAGTTAGTTCTTTTACTGACGTATCAGAAGCATTTAAAATAGCCATCCACCCACTCATCGCAGTTTTACCGAATACAGATGCTGCAAAGTGAGCTTTTTGAGCTTCCGTCATGCCTTGAGTTTTTTCTCTAAGTTCAGATATAACTTGAATTAAAGGTTTTGTTTTACCATTAGCATCTGTCATGCTAAAACCTATTTCCGCTAAAGCAGCTCTCGCTTGTTTAGAAGGTTTCACTAGGTTTGTTAGACCTGCTCTTAATGAAGTACCCGCTACAGAAGCCTTAATACCATTGTTAGCCATTATAGAAATAGCGGTAGCTGTATCTTCTATCGTATAACCCAATGTACCTGCTACAGGAGCTACATATTTCAATGTTTCTCCCATTTTTGTAATATCGGTAGTAGATTTAATAGAAGCCATCGTCAACACGTCTGTAAAACGTGCTGTTTCACTCGCTTTTAAGCCAAATGAAGCTAAACCATCTGCAACTATTTCAGTTGCTTGTGCTAAATCCATACCTTCTACTTTTGCCAAGTTCATAACGTGGATAACTTCTCTTTGAGCATCCGCTGCCTTCCAGTTTGCTTTAATAAGCTCTTCCATACCACTAGCAACTTGTTTTACACTATATACTGTACCTTTTGAAGACTCTCTTGCACTTGCTTCCACTTCTCTAAAAGAAGTTGTGAATTTTTCTTTTACACCATCAGAAGCCGCAGCAGCAACTCGTCTTAAACCATCGTCAGTTTGTCTAAACTCATTTAAGACTCTTCCCATACCATAAGTAACAGGTAAGGTATAACCTAATGTAAAGTTTCTTCCAGCATCCCGCATAGCCTTAGCATTTTGTTTTAAGCTATGTCCAAGACTAGTTAACGATCCTCTTACACCATTTAATTTAGCTGCATTAAGCACGTTAAAACTTCTGATAAGTTCTTTAGTATGTCTTTGACTTTCAGCGATTTTAAGATTTAACTTAGTAAACTCTTCTCTATTATTTGTTGTTTTTACTTTACTTAACTCGCTTTTTAGTAACTTGATCTTTTCTCTAGTTTTAGTTAGCTCATTTCTCGCTTCTTCTAACTTTAAAGATTTTAAAAGACTGTCTCTAGGTTTAAACTCTAACTCTCGTTTTAAACTCTTGCTAGTTTCTCTACTCTTTTTAAGCTCTTGGTCTAATTTTTCTATCTGCACTAAAGCTGGACTAAATTTAGTGTCACCTAACTTTTTGAGTTCTTCTCTTGTATGTTTAGCTTCCGCTCTAGTTTCTTCTAGTTTAGATTTTATCTTATTAAAGCCTTGAGGGTTTGTTTTAATATCGATTTTCTTCAAGTCTTGAATAAGAATAAGAGCTTGTCTATCTAAATTATCAAGTTGAGATTTAAGTTCTCTAAATTTAGTCGCAGCAGCACTAATGTTTCCTACATCTAACTTTAATGCTTTATTTAAACTTTCTACATTTGCTTTACTTTGTTTTAGTTCACTTTCTAGCTTCGCTAGTGCTTGCACATTACCTAAGTTAGCAAGTGTTTTATTAGTTTCTTTTAAACTAGCCTTAAATCTATTGTTTTCAGAGCGTGCTATTTCTAACTTATTTGTAAGTTTTCTAACAGCTTCTACATCTCCCGACTCTGTGTGTGCCGCTATTTGTTTTTTTAGATTACCTATCTTTTTATGGTTTTGAGCTATAAGTCTGTTAAGTTCTTTTTGGTGTCGAGTTAACAAAGCTATATTATGAGGATCAAACCTTAGTGCATTTCCTATTTTTCTTAGTTCTGTAGCACTTTGACGAGCAATAGCATTAACCTTGTTGAAAGCTGATTTTAATTGAGAAATATCTGCTTTAAGCGTTATCCGTCTTCCTCTTTCTTCTAAAGCCATTATTTATCCTCCTTTCCTATAAAATTTCTTTTTCCTATAATCTATCAATTACATCTTGAGTAGGTTTCAACGGATAATCGTAACTATCGTTTCCTTGCTCTACAAAAGTTCCTTGTACTACATCCATAGGAATTACTTTCATATCTTCATAAGAAAACCCCACTTGTTTGCATCTAAGCAAATATAGTGGGGTAGTCATCTTTCTTGTAGTTACTTTTTTTCGACTTCGCTCTCTACTTTAGGAGAAGTTGTTTCCATGTAGCAAGCGAATATGTCTCCAAAAGCATTTACTAAATCAGCAGGGGTAAACTCATTTGAAAACTCTTCTAAAGTTTTCCCTTCTCCTGCTAAAGCAAAAGCTAGGTGTAAAGAGATTTCATATAATTCTATAAAACTTTTATTTGCATCTTCGATACTGAAAATATCCAATCCAGTCTCTTTATAAAATTTGATAGGAAAATCTGCTGTTAAAGTTTTAGTTTTATAAGTTTTTTTACCGATTTTTAATTTCATGTTTTTTCTCCTTTATAGTTAAGATATTTTTTAATTAGGCTGTTGCAAGTGTATAAACACTATCAAACCATTTGCTATAAACTTGTTCGTCTGTGTCTTTAGATGTTTTAATTCTTCCGATACCTTTTTCGTTAGTTAAACCTTCGTAAGAAAGTTTTAATACAGGTACATCTACTTTATCTGTAGTTGTTTTGTATTCATATTTTGGTTTCGATACTTTAACACGCAGTAAACAATGTCTTTCTGCTTTTTCATTACCATCTACTTCAAATAGTAAAGCAATTTCTTTAGGTTGTGCGTACATATCTTCGTATTGTACTTTTTTAGTATCTTCTTTCATACCTAATACTTCTTTTTCAAACTTAGTATCAACATTATAGATACTGATTTCTCCTTTATATCCTGCTGATGAAGTAGTTACAAAGTAAACTAAACCTTCTGAAAAGTGTTTGTCTGAACTTTGCTCTAGTTCCATAGTTAGCTCTGTAGTTCCCATTAATCGTGTAACAGCTCCAAATGATAAAGTTCCATCTTCTCCTACAGTTACAGGTGCATAGTGTACATTTTTTAAGTTAAATAAATATTTGTTACTCATTTATTTTGTCTCCTTTTTTGTTTGTTTTAGTTTGTCTCTCTTCTAATAGATCAAACGTTGCACGCAATAAAACAACTCCGTCCAAAGGACTTTGTTCGTAGTTAACTACTTTTTTTATCTCGTACAACGCTTCTCTGAATTTTTCTACTAGTTCTTCATCTCCACCGTGATAATACAGCTCGATATTGAACTCATGCCGATAACAATATATATCGCTATCGGCACTAATTATTTTCTTGGTACTCCTAAAAATAATAAATGGTGCTTGAATTTTCTCTGTTTTATCAAAGTTAAAATAAGCAACAGGAATACCAATGCTAGTCAAGGCTTCGTAAACCTTCGTCAAAATATTGTTCAAATAAATCTCCCGCCTTTTCTTTAGCTTTTTCAAAGTGTGGAATACCTGCTACACGTTTCCCGGTATATTTACCATTAATAAACATCTCGTGTCCGTCTTCTAGCAAGTGAACAGAGTGCGGACTATTTTTATTGTGGATAACATACTCTATCCCTCCAGCAACAGTTGACTTATTCCTAACACTCCAACCCTTACTGTATCTGCCGCTTTTTACAGGAGAAGTAACTAACAATAGACTTCTTCCTTCCTTAGCCGCCTTTAGAGCCGCTTTATCTGCTACTATTCTTGCTTTTATAGGATAAGTCTCAAGATATTCTTGTAAACCAAAGTCAGATATACCAATAGAAATTATGTTACTCATCTCTATACTCCAAATACATTAAAAATTCTTTATTTCTATTCAAAACATTCTCTATTGATAGAATGTTCCATGTTTTATCATCAATTTTCACAAAACAGTCTTTAGTATTAAGTTTTAATGCTTTTGGTGTAAATCTTATTCTTATACGCAGTTTACTCTTATCACTACCATGTCTACTCTCCCAAAATTCACTATTTCTTAAATTACTAAGATAAGCGTAACAAGTGAAAAGTTCTTCTTCTGTCTTTCCACTTCGCCCACCAAAACTGTTTACTTTAACTCCATGTCGAATAAAAGATACCTTCTTGTTAAACATTCCAGTAGTTATAACCATAAGTACCTCCTATCCTATAAAATTAGTTCTATTATTCTCTATAATATTGTCGACTAATTTATTATTATATTTATTTCCGGTTTGATAATCTCTATTCCAGTAAAAATCATTTACTAGTATAAGAAGTGCTGTTTTAATATCGCTTTTATTTCTTACTACATCTTCTTTCAAGCCTGTATGACTTACCATATACTCAACAGCACTATCTAGCAGTAGTTTTAACTGACTGTCTTCTGAATTATCAAGGACTCTTAAATAATCTTTTACGTCTTCTACAGAAATTTCAGCCAATTATTTCAACTCCTATCCTTTATTTTTTAATAAAGCGAACGCTTGTTCATCGGTAATCTTACCACCGAATTGACCGTGAATATTGACACCTACAGCGTGTTGAGTAGCATATAACTCATTTAACACTTGGATATTCATTTCTTCACTTACACTTAAACCATATTCTTTAAGGTTAGCGTATAAAACTTGTCCTGCTGGTGCGAAATCAGTTACTTGGATAGAAGTATCTAAAATTGAGAAACCAAAACCACGAGTAACATCTGGTAACACGTAGTAACGTCCTTCTTTGTCTTGTAATTTTCTCAAGATAGTTAACATATCTTTATTCATTACAAATACAGCTCCGGCTTGATGTACAGTTGGTAATTTAGCTTGTAAGTCGATTAAATCATTGATAGAATACTCGTCTTTTTTAGCTAAAGTAAGCGTGTTTTCTGCTTCCGCTGTGAATAAAGCATCAAATTTACCTGCTGCTCCTTCTACTACAGATTTTTCTAAAAACAATCTGAATTGCTCTGCAATTTTGTTGATCAAGAAGCCTTCAATGTCAAATTTAACATTGTTGATTAGTTTTCTAGAAATTCTTAATAGACCTGAGATACGGAATGTAGTAAGTTTGATGCTTGTGAATTTAGCATTGCTTTCTACTGTATCAGCAAACTCATCATAGAAAGCAATAGTAAGTGTAGAAGCATCAAATTTAGGAATTAATAACTCCCCTGTAATATCGTATCTTGTTAATAAAGGTAAGATATTACTTTCTTTTAAGATTTTTTCGATAATTCTATCTGATAAAGTTTGTGGTATGATAGCTCCAGCTTCTGCTGCTTTGAAGTTGTTTCCAGCTCCTGCTCCAAAAGCACGTATATCTAATGTAGGGTTTTTTAAGAACTCTCTTAGTTCTTGAGATACATCTAGTTTGTCTACTTCTGTATTTACAAACTCACGTTCTTCTACTTCTAAAATTTCAATACGTTGGTCTAATGAAGTAATTTCTCTTGTTACTTCTTCGTATTCTTTTGTTTCATCTTCTGAAATTGCTCTTGTTTCTGCAATTTTTTTAAATTCTTTTACTCTTTCGATTTTTTCATTTCTTAATTCAATTAATTCTTTTAAAGTCATATTTTATTTTTTCCTTTCGTTTAAAAATTCATCTATTTTGGCAATAAAAATAGAGTTATCAAATTCTCTTTGTAACTCTTCTTCTTGAGGTGGTTTTTCTTCTTCCACCTTTATATTTATTTGTTCGTAGCTCCTAATCTCTAAAGGCTCGTTTGCTGCATCTCTTACATTCAAACTCATAGAGTTATAAGCTGGTATATGGTCGCTATCTAGGATAGATACTTCATATAGGTTTAAACTTTCTACAGTTCTCAATGGAATATTCCCGTAGTTCTCGTTTATTTCTTCTTTTAATGGTACAAAACCAAAGCTCCAACCACTTAATTGATTATTTCTTGCTTTCATTACAACTTCTTCATCAGTTATTTCCGCTTCTGCATATAAACCTATACTATCTTCATAAATAGTTAAATTCTGATTAGTATTACCTAACTCTCGCTTATAATCATGGTTAAGTAGTATTTTTATGTTGTTATTTCTTCTTACAGCATCTCCAAACGCTCCTTCTTTTATTTTCTCGTAAAACTCAATACCATTTTCTTTAAGGCGTTTAGAAATACGTTCAGCAACATTTACATAACCACTTATAATAGCTTTGTTATCATATACCCTTACTTTCATAGACCTTCCCCCTTTCCTCGTTATTAGCCTTTTATAGTCTTGCTTAGGACGTATTTTTTACATCTTCTTTTTCTTTACCTTCAACAGTTTCCTCTAGCTGACCGATATTTTTGTCGGTCAGTTCATTAGATGTAACATCTTGCTCTTGATTTAAAACACTATCCTTATGATTAGGGTTAAAGTTCATAATGCCTGTTTCATTTGTGGTTTTTACAACTCTATTAATATCCATAACGGTATTGGTATTAACGTTTAATAGCATATTAATATCTTTCTCGTCATCACGAATATACATAGCATCTGCAATATTAAATTTATAGAAACCAAGATTTAATCTCGGCATATTCTCTAGGTCTCGAACTTCGTCCATACTCATAATATTATTCTTAATTGCTATTTGATATGCTTCAAAACGTTCTTTTAAGTTTCCTTTAAGCAACTCTTTTGTGTCAAAAGCAAAATAATATTTACCTTGCTCTCTTTCTAACAGTAAATCTCTATTCAAACTAGCTTCAATAGTTGCTAATAATGGCAAGATAGTAAAGTTGATAAAATTGAATTTATCTTCTTCATTAGATCCACCATTAATGATGCTTACAGGTACTCCAAACATCGCTGCAATTTTATTAAGTTCAGAAGCGTTAGCCTTAGCTTCATTTTCAACATCTTTCTTTTTCTCTAAAGGCTCGTAACTAATGGCACTATTTAAGAATATATAACCACTATTCTTATCACTTAACATTTTTCTAACATCTTCTCTTACAGCATCTAAATCTCTGATATTCTTTTCCATCTTGAACATACCTTTTGGAAGAAAACCACGTTTAGCATCCGTTAAAAGACGTTCCATAGTTTTAATGATAAGTAAGAAATGTAAACCAGTTTCATCAATAATAGACTTTCCTCGCATACCATCTTTAGTGTTTCTAGTTATCCTTAAAGTGTCATGTGGTCTAAGTGTCTTATCATAAGCGTGAATTGTGAATAACTTGTTAAAAGGGTCTGAATTGCTACTAATAGATACATTATCTAAATAAGCAATATCCTCTACTTTATTACCGCTTCTTTTAACATAAAAATAACAATGCCCTCTTAAAAAATAATCTCTTACGATTAGTTTTTTGAGTTCAAAGTTATTAATTGAACCATTATCCACTTTAGTATTAAGAATTTTAACTCTATTATCGTTTTCTACTTCTTCCCTACCTTTATCTGTCTTTTTATATAGTCTTAAATCAGTAGAAGCAATAACATCACTTACACGAGATACACAAGCATTGACTATAGGTATCTGCAAAGCATCTTCTATAGTAACCTTATCACTCGCATAACCAAATACTTCTTCAAACAAGGTAACTTTCTCTTTTTCTTCCTCTTCTTTATCTCTAGTAAACCAACTAAAAATCCCCATTGTACTCCTCCTTCCCTTAATTATTAAACAGTTTTAAGTCTTATTTAGGACTATAAAACAGCACTAACAAAAGTATTACCTAATATTTCATTTTCCATCAATAAATGAACAGCACTAAATCCGGCTGCAAGCATATCAATTTTACCTGTACTTTTCTTCTTGGTAACATATTTATTTAAGTTAGTATCATAAATAACACGAGCATTTTGGAAGTTCTGTATAAGTAAAGGGTTATCTTCAAATTGAATTTCCTTGTTCAATATCTTCTCTTCTACCAACTTGATAGCAGGATGTAGAACGCTACTATGTTGTTTTACCATTACAGTTAAATATCCATTTTCCTCTAGCTTCTGAACTGTACTCATAGCGTTGAATATATCGTAACCAATAGCTTCAATGCTGCAATCAAGCTCTTCTTCTAGCTCTAAAATAAACTTCTCTATAAAACCATAATCTACTACTTCATCTCCGCAAGCGAAACAGTTACCTCTTTCAATGTGTCTTCTGTAGTTCGTCCGTTCTTTCCTACTCTTATCTTCTACTTTGCTACTTGGTATAAATGCCCAGCTATCCAATAAGATAGTTTCTCCGTCTTCGTCAAGACTCGCTATAGTTACTCCAACGTTATCCGTAGTTAAAGCTAAGTCAAGACCTACATAAACTCTTCTTCCACTAAAGTCAACAGATGGCACTATACATTCTTTAACCTTTCTAACATCTATATACTCTTCTCCACTTAATGAAGGTAAGAAGTAATTCATGTGTTTAGTTAAATACTCTGCTCGTTCACTATCTAAAGACAAGGCTTTATTTCTCATACGTCTGATACTCTCATAGTTTTCCTCTATCCTTAGAGGGTTTGCCATGTATAAACCTTTATCCGTCCATAGATTTTCTTCATCAGCATAATATAATAGTGCGAACAATCTATCATCGACTTCCGTTTCTGAATATATCTTTTTAAGATGTTCTAGCTCCTCTAACATGATACTTTTATCTTCCGGATAAGCAGTTGTTATTTTAAACATTAGAGGGTTAACAACGTTTAATTGTCCTGACTCCATAGCTTTTATATTACCCTTATCTGTGAAAGCCCCTATTTCATCGGCGATAAACGCACAAGGTTTGATACCATTATTATTATTTGCTTGAGCAGTACGAGCTTGATATGTATTGCTATTAAGCAAACAAGTTATCCTACCTATTAGAGTATTACTTAACTTGAAATAAGGTTTTAATTGTGAACTAGACTGTATTATTTGAGTCATTGCTTGCTTAACTAATGCTGCCGACTCACGCTCCAAACATATAGAATAGAACTCTGAATAATCTTGTTCAGTCAACATAAGTAATATTAAAGATAATGCACATATAAACGTTTTAGCGTTCTTTCTCGGTATAAACAACGTTATTTCACGATATTTAAACTTATTTCTGTTAGCTTTAAATCTCCAGCCAAAGACATTACTTAGGAAAAAGCATTGAAAAGGTGCTAGACTATCATATATAGGTTTACCTGTTACTCCTATACCGGAAGCCATGTTCATTAATTTTAGTATCTCGTCTATAGTTTTTATCTTTTCTTCATCGTAGTAATACAAACAACTTTTCTTTTTTTGCTCTTTTAATAGGTTTAAAAACCTTTTACACTCCCAAATTACTTCGGGTGTGGTTATTTCTTTCCCGCTTACAACATCTTTAGCATACTGTAGAGATTTTTCATAAAGCATTAATTATTGACTTCTCCACGCAGCAATGTTTTTAAATCATTAAACTCTTTCCCACTTCCTGCTCCTAACTTATCGAATAGTTTTGATAGTTGAGAAGCGGTAGAGTTCAACGCTTTACTTGAAGCATTATAGTTTGTTATAGCAGGATGAGCTACAATAGTTGGTCTACCTTTCACATATTCTTTTTCGATTATCACTCCGTCATTTTTCATCTCTTCTTTTAGTTGCTTACATATACCTACATGAGTTTCAAATACATCGAATAATTCATCGAACAACATTCTATCTCCTATAGATAGACCTTGTACCATTTCAAAGAGTTTTTCTCTATTTTTCTTGTATTCAGAAGAAAATTTGAATAATTTACTTGATTTTTTCTCCTTTTCTGATACTTTTTCTTTGTTTTTTTCTGTTTTATTTACTTTTTTTTGACCTTTTTTTTCTTTTTTTTTCAAAGTAATTCCTCCTCTTGATTTTTATTTTCTGATATGCTATAATCATTGATATAAACAGTTTTGTCTTTTCTAAAAGGCTATCCAAAATTTCAAAGGATAGTCCTTTTTTTTATGCCTTTTTTTCCAATAATCATTAGCAGCGGAAAAAAATTGAGAATAGAGGGGGGCAGGTTGGTCGTTAGAAATAC